ACTCTCCGCTCCACATATCTCGAAACGTTATTATGTGGCATTGGATTACCTTGATAATTTAAATCTTCCAGAAGTAATGACGAGAATGTCTATAAACGCTTTGATCTATGGATGCTATTACGGTATCATTCAGAAACTCACAAAAAACGAGTTCGTTTTATTTGATTTGCCTTATGCATATAGTCGCTCGCGCTACATTGATGTATATGGTAATGAGGTTGTTGAGTTTGACGTTCGATATTTTAATAACATTACAGATCTTGATATGCGTAAAGAAGCTCTGAATACTTATCCAAAGATAGTTTCTTCTTATTATAAGAGATGGTCCGCGGGTAAGGAAAAAACTTCTTGGATAAAGCTCCCTACTGATATAGGTGTTTGCTTTTCCTTCTTTGAAGATGGACGCCCCTTATTCCTCAATGTAATTCCCTCAACGATTCAGTATGATGATGCTGTTGATACAGAAAGGGAACGCGAGCTAGAGGAAATCAGAAAAATTATCGTTCAAAAGATTCCTCATTTAACTGATGGTCAACTTTTGTTCGAGCCAAGAGAAGCCGAGGAAATTCACAAAGGTACTGTCGGTATGATGAAAGGAAATAAAAATGTTTCCGTTCTGACAACTTATGCTGACGTAGACGCAATTCTATCAAAAACCTCTGCCGACAACGTATCATCAACTCTTGACAAAATGTTACAAAATGTGTACTCTCAAGCAGGAGTAAGCGCGCAGATCTTTGCTCCTTTGGGAAGCCAGGTTTTGTTAATTTCTATCACAAACGATATGTCATTGATGATGATTCTTGGAAACAAGTATTCACGTTTCTTTACCAAAATCCTTAATAAGCTTTTTGCTAATGCAAACGTAAGTTTTAAGTACACCTTGCTGCCTATCAGTTACTACAATAAGAGTGATGTTATTTCTGACTCTTTGAAGCTTGCACAAAGCGGTTATAGTTTCTTGTTACCAGCACTTGCTTCTGGAATTAGTCAAAAAGAATTGATGAATGTTAAGTCACTTGAGAATGATGTATTAAAACTTCCAGAATTGCTTATTCCTCTCTCATCTTCTTATACTCAATCTGATAAGGGCCCAGGCGCGCCAGAGAAGAAACCAGAAGAAAAGTCAGATAAGACAATTCAAAATGAAAACGCAATTGACCACCAAGGTCAGGGAGGCTCTGATGAATAAGAATCAAATGGAGTTTCCGATTAGTATCTATGGTTCTATGGAGAAATTTAACGATACCTTGTCTAAGGCTCGTTGTAGAATCTTCTATAAAGGTAAAAACCGAAACGGAACTTATATTACCGACCAGTTTGCGGAAGAACTAATTTCTACACTTCACTATGTACCAGTGAAAGGAATCTACGATGGAAAAGATTATACCGATCATGGGCAAAAGCGTAGTGAGGGCCAGATTTATGGTATTGTGCCGGAGACCAACAACTTCGCTTGGGAAAACCATGTTGACGAAGATGGCGTAGAAAGAACATATGCTTGTACAGATGTTTATCTTTTTACGGCTTTGTATCCAGAAGCCTCCGAGGCCATCGGAAAAGGACAATCAATGGAACTTTATGAACCTTCATTAAGTTATCATTTTTCTATCTATGATGGCCAAAGATATGTCGAATTTGAGCATGGTAGTTTCTTGGGACTTCAAGTTTTAGGAGATAATGTAGAGCCGTGCTTCGAAGGAGCATCATTCTTCTCTCTCCAGCAATCTATTGAAGATACGATCCAAAAAATTAAACAATATAGTAAAGGAGGAGAATCGGAAATGAAAATCAATTTCAAACTTTCCGACGATCAGAAGTATAGTGCAATTTGGAACCTCTTGAATTCCGAATATAATGAAGAAAACGACTTCAGTTGCACTTATTCTGTTGGTAAAGTTTTTGATGATTATGCTCTTGCTTTCAACCTTGAAAGTGGGGCTTATGAAAAAGTTTATTTTACCAAGAACGAAGAAACAGAAGAGTATAGTCTCGGTGAGAAGGTTCCTGTTTGCGTATATGACGTAACAGAATCTGAAAAGCTTACAGTTGATGCTTTGCGCGCCCTCAATGGCGATACTTATGAGTTGGTAAATGAAAATCTTACCAAAGCAGAAGAAAACGCAAATTCTTGTGCAGAATTTAGCACCAAAATTGAAGAGCTAAATGAAGAAGTTTCTACTTTAAAATTGGAAGCAGAAAATGCACAAGCTAAAATTACTGAGATTGAATCCCAGTACACTGAGGCCCAGGCGCAGATTTCTGCTCTTACAGAAGAAAACGAGGCTTTAAAAGTTTATAAGAAGAGCGTTGAGGACCAGTCCAAGGAAGCTGTGGTGGCTGAGTATACCGACAAACTTTCCGAAGATGTACTTAATGCATATAAGGCCAAGTTTGATGAATATACGGCAGAAGAACTCGATATGCATCTTGCTTATGAATTTAAAAAGGCGAACGCTTCTGTATTTACACAGGCCCCTAGTGGCCGCATCCCGAAGGACAATCCTGGTCTTTCTGGAGTCGAGGAATTTTTGGCCCGTTATAAAATTAATTAATTGGAGGTTTGTATAATGGCTACCACAAGATTAACTATTGACGGCTATGGTCAGATTGAACTTAACAATGTGGCTTTCCGTCGTGACGGTCGTATCGAAGCTCAGTGCGCGCCAGACTCTTCTGCTTTTGCTAGCAACAAAGTAGAGAATGGTATGCTCCTTGCAGTCGATAACGTAACCCGTACAGTAACTGTTCCGACAGATGACTCTCTTCCGATTGCTCTTAACTATTCTACAGAGCACATTTATGATGAGAGAACACCTGGTTTGAAGAACTTCGCTCTGAATGGAACCGATGATTTCTATCCACGTCTTGGATATCTTGCAGTTGGCGATAAGTTCACAACTAACTGTGTTTCTTATGATTCCGCTGTAGATTCCGCTTGGGCAACTGAATCTGCTTTCATCAGTGCACTTGCATCTTATGCGACAACCGCACTTTATGGCGGTATCGGTAGTGATGATGGTTCTATCCTCATTTCTGCTAGTGCTCCTACACAGGGTCCTAAGCTTCGTGTAGTTGCAAAGACAACAATGCCGGATGGTACACTTGGTGTTAAGTTCCAAGTTATCACAGATTAATTAAAGGGAGGGTTTAATTGATATGACTATTAAAGAGTTAAAAGAGATTGCCCTTCATGCGGCAAAGGGTACAATTCCAGCTACATTCACTGCTAATGGTGAAAAGGCTAGTAATTATGATGTTAATGCTGCTTTCGTTGATGGTTTGAGAGAACTTGCTGGTTCTTACAACCAGTTCATGAAGAACCGTTATGATATCTATGATATCATTATTGAAACTATCGATCAGATTATGCCTAAGGACGTAACCGCTGCTCTTAGTCCGTTTGCTGAAATTCAGCAAGTTGGTCAGGGTCAGAAGGCTATCTTCAAGCAGAAGGTAGGTAGAGCTCGTGCTAAGCAGTTCCTTACCCAGGTTGGTCTTTCTGGTGTATACGAGACATTCCGTCTTGACACCAAGACTTTCGAACTTGGCGGTCATGCAGTAGGTGGTGCTGCTACTATCGACTTCGAGCGTATGCTTGATGGTGCAGAATCTCTTGCTGAGGTTGTTCAGGTTATTACTGAAGGTCTTACAAATGCCGTATTCGTAGAGGTTACTAAGGCTCTTCGTGCTGCTTTTGGTGCTACTGGCGTTCCGCCTGTAAACCGTAAGACTTCCGCAAGTTTCGAAGCCGACAAGATGGTTGCTCTTATGAGCGTTGTTCGTGCTTATGGTAACCCGATCATCTTTGCACCGCCGGAGTTCGTTGCCGCGATGGGTGCTGATGCTATCGTTCCTATTACGTCTTATGGTACACCGGCTGCTGCTGGTATCCAGGGTGTTTACTCTCCGGATGATATCGAAGCTATTCACAGAACTGGCTTCATCAATATCTTCCGTGGCGCTCCGATTGTTCAGATCCCTCAGTCTTTCGTAGATGAGAACAATGTAGACACTTACGTAGATCCTCAGCTTGCTTATGTTCTTCCTGGCGGACAGGAGAAGGTAGTTAAGGTAGTTCTCGAAGGTCCGACAATTATGAGAGACTTTGAAAACCGCGATGGCTCTCTTGAAGTTCATGCTTACAAGAAAATGGGCTGCGCAATCCTTACTTACTACAACTGGGGTATTTATAAGAACACTGGCATTGCCCAGACTTACAAGAGCCCATATCCGAATCTTTGATAAGATTTAATCGCTAATCCGTGGGGGAGGGGATGTTCCCCTCTCCCATATTTTTAATATAAAAGGAGTTAAAGGAGAATTATTATGGCAAAAGTTAATGTAACTAGTTTAGCACAGGGAGAAGTTAGTGTATTTGATCCTACTATCCCATTCCGTGCCTCTTGGCCGGCTAAGGGCGCAACTCGTCCTATCGAAGAAGAAACAATCCAACAGTTGATGTTTAACCAGGGTTTCGTCTATATGATCGAAACTGGTATTCTCTATATCGAAGATATGGATGAAAAGAAAAAACTTGGTATTGAACCAGAAGATGCAACAGAACCCGTAAATGTTATTGTTCTTAGCGATCAGGATAAGAAAAAGTTTATGACTGTTTACGGACTTGACAAGTTTAAGAAGGAACTTGTAAAACTTTCTGTTGAACAGGTTAATGCTCTGGCAGATTACGCAATCGAGAATGAAATTGCGGACTTTGAGAAAAGTGAAGTACTGAAGAAGGCTTTGAGCAATCTTTATGAAAAGGATGTTATTAAGGCTATTCAGTTGAAGAGGGCAAACAAGGAGGGCTAATAAATGACGCCTTTTGATACAGTTTACTCTGCTTTTTTAAGTAAGATACTAGATGATGAGTGGGATAACTGGCTAGAAGAAGAAATTGAAGATGACTTAAACAAGCTTCTAATGGATGCCGTTTCTAGATTTAAGTTCCCGCGAATTTCATTGGAATATACAGAAGAGGGTTTTGTTGAAACCCTTGGAAATGAAGAAATTCAGATTCTGGCCACTTATATGAAGTGCGCGTGGCTAGATCGAAACATATTAACTTGGGAAAATGTTAAGCCTCTTTATATTGAAAGAGACTTTTCACAAGCAAACTTAATTCAAAAGTTTAAGGACTTGCTAGAAGTAGAGCGTAAAAACGCGGAAAAATTAGAGGCAAACTATTATCGCACAAGCGAAAAGAAACAGCCTTTTGATTATACAGTTCTAGCGAAACAAGATTTTTGATGGCTTTTAAAGAAGTAAGAGAAGGCTATAACAATAAGTTAAAAAATAAATTGTTTGGCCTTTTATGCGAGCGCGAAAAGAATGGAGAATGGGAGTCTTTCCTAGACTCCATCCTTATCGAACTCTCTGGTTTTCCCGAGGAAGAACAGACCATTAATTATTTGGTTCTTGTTCGAAAAATTAATGCACTTCGTTATCTTGACTATAAGTATTTCAGAAAGACGGTATTCGATTGTATGAGCTTACTGTCAGGGGATAAGGGTGATAATAATGGAATACTTTGATCTTTATAGAAAAAGACTCCACAGATTTGGAGAAGATTACCAGTCCCGCATACAGAATAAAAGAGAAAGAGAATTTCAACTCTATCTTAATAAATCTGTATATCGGGTCGAATTTGAATATGGGGATCAGATTGAAGTAGGAAGTTTTGAAAAATACCGTCAAAATGACACTAAAACCCTTCATTACTTACTTACCCGCGAAGATTTGAATATTCCTAATGGAAAAATTCTTTTCATTCCTGATAAAGATAATATACGAAAACCTTGGATGGTTTACTATCTTGAAGAAATAAAAGCAAGTGGTTATAATCGTTATGTGATGCTTAGAATGAGTCACTTCCTAAGATGGACAGACCGCTCAGGTACAGAAAGAAGTTCGTTTGCCTATCTTTATGGTCAAGAAGATAATATGCTTAAAGATGAATTAAAATCTCGAAGCAGAATGGATACTGTTTATGCAGAGAATTTGAAGAGTAGTTTCTTTATTTTACCAAAGAATCAATATATTAAAAAGGATGACTACTTAATTGTAGGCAAAGATCCTTTTGAAGAATATTATCGAGTTACTGGTTATGATATTCAATCTAGTGAAGGTGTTGAATACGTAACTATTGACCCTATTTATGAATATGATTTAACGCCGCCGCCAGAGCAAAAAACAACTGATAATCCCGCAGAGTTTTATTGGTTAAATGGCGGAAAAACAGAATAAGGGGGAGCCAAAATGATACGTAATCTTGTTGAACTTGGTCCTAACCTTCAGAAAGTAATGAATCGTCTTCTGGCTAATCAGAATCTTTTGAAATATCTTTATTATACTGATAAAGATCCTCTTAGCCATGAGGACCTTACACAGAAGCAAATCCAAGAAGAGATTTTTGAAAAGCAAGTTAAAATTGTACCTAGAGTTGGGCCGAAAGAGGATGCAAAAAGCCTGATTAGTTTGCGAGTTGTTCATGGACCATCAGACCCGCAAAACGCAGAGTTTAGAACTATTGTATTAGCAATCGAAGTTTTCGTTCCTTTAACTCAATGGTTTATAAAAAGTGAAAATTTGCGCCCGTTCTGTATTATGGGGGAAATTCAAGAATCTCTTAATGGAAAGATTGTTAATGGATTAGGAAAAATAACTGGTGGGAGCTTTTCACTAAACTTTTTAACAGAAGAAATTTCTTGTTACGAGATGGAATTTAGATTTACTGAATATGACTGATACTGCTTCTATGTTCTTTTTGGGTTATCCAAAAGAATTTAAGAATATCTGTCTTGTTTACCCACCAAAAGTTAAAGACGTTATTAGTTATGAAAATTTTCATGTTTGCGTGCGGTCTTTGACCTTATCCCAGGAAGAGATTGAAGATGAATATGTAAAGGCCAATCTTGAAATAGATAAGTTACCAACACCTTTTGAATATTTGCTAATGAATGCTTTATACAATCTTTCCTTCAGAAAAATCGTTGAAGATGCTTTTAGTATTATAACACACGAAAAGATACTATTTCTTTTTGATAAGAAAATGATTGCTATTGGTGATCTTCGAGAAGTAAAAAACGTTGAAAAGTTGCGAATGATGAAGGAAGAGGATTATTTCGATTTTCAAAATTTAGTCAGAGAAGCACTGGGCGGAAAGGCAATAGAGCCGCCAAATCCTAATGAGGACCCGCGCATTAAAAAAATGAAAGCGAAAATGCGTTATCGTGATGCTGTAAAGGCTAAACAATCCGCAAAGAAATTGGATTTTAAATCAACTTTGGCTTCAATTTCTTGTATGGGTATGGGTCTAAACCCACTTAATATTGGAGAGTTAAGTTACGCCTCAATTCCGACCTTAATCGGTATTTATCAGCAAAAAGAGAAATACGAAATAGATGTGGATAGTCTATTGGCGGGAGCGGGCAAAAAAGTACACCCTGTGTACTGGATCAAAAACTTGGATGAATAAAAAATTTTAGGAGGATTCAAAATGGCTAGTATTTTGGATAAATATGGTATTAAGGAAGTTGCAGACGTTACTTTCTATACTATTGACAAAAACACCGCTAAACCTAAGCTCCCGGTTCTTTACCTCGATACACTTAAGGTTTCTACTATTGAGCAGACCGCTGAAAACGTAGAAGCTAGAGGTGGTAAGGGTAATGTTGCTCTTGTATCTTGGGACTATGGTAAAGAGATTAATGTAACTCTTGAAGATGCTCTTTTCTCTGCTAAGTCTATGGCTCTTATGTTTGGTAATGGTAATGCTACTTCTACAAGCATTTCTTTGATTAGAACTGTTGAGTGGAAAGCTGAAGGAACTGGTGATGCATCAACTGCTAAAAAGCCTTCTACTTATAAGATTGGCGATAAGGAATATACACTTCCTTCAGATGCTCTTGATTACGCAGAAGACGCAAGTGCTGATGATTCTTCTCAGGCCGTTACTTCTTATGTGACTGGTAAGAGATACTTCTCTGTATTCAACGTAAATGCCGTAAATGCTGGTGTAATTGAAATTTCTGCAAGTACATTCCCTGGTACGTATTATGTTACTGGTGATACATTTGCTAGATCTGCAATTACTGGTGAAGACGAGTTCTTCCAGTTCATCATTCCGAAGGCAAAGGTTGCTGCTGAGAACACAATCACTCTTGAGGCTGAAGGTGATCCTTCTGTATTTAACCTCTCTCTCAGAGTTCTTCGTCCTGACGACGGTGTTATGATGAAGCTTGTTAAGTACGAGATGCCAAATAGCTGATTGTAACAAATTAGTATTTATTAAGGATGGTGGAGGCTCCGGTCTCCACCATTTTTATTAGGGGGTAAAAATGGAGTCTAGATTTTCATTCAAAGATTTAGAGAAGGTAACCCTAAAAACTACATATAATATGAAAGTTGGAGACAGAGAAATCCTTCCTGGTGAAGTTATCGCGCGGTTTGATAAAATTCAACTAGCTAACTTCCAAGAAGTGGTGTCAACAGTAACGGCAAATGGTGGTTTTGATAATCGCGCGCACGTATACTGGACAACCTCTCAGGCTATTAATCTAGCCTTTGGACAAGGAGTTTTCTCTAAAGACCAACTTAGTGTCCTTACAAATGCAAAACTTATTGGCCCCGCGCAATCTACGAGTGTGGAAATTACAGAAAGCGAGCTTTTGGAAAGTGATGAAGATGGTCAAATAAAGCTCTCACACTTGCCTAAAAGAGACTTGTTCATTTATGATGAGAGAACTGGTGAAAAGATAAGTAATTTCACGCAAGAAGGAACAATCATTCTTATTGAAGATCCTTATAAAGAAGTGGTTGTGAACTATGTATATGAGTATACGAATGAAAGTGTTGAGTATTGCTTTGGACAGAATTTAGCAAAAGGGTTTTTGGAGTTAGAAGGAAGAACAAGGATTAAAGATGATGTAACTGGAAGAGTAGTTACTGGAATCATTAAGATTCCAAAGCTAAGGTTAATGTCAGATTTATCTATTAGGCTGGGCTTGGATGCTTCTCCTGTTGTGGGAAATTTTAAAGCAGAAGCAGTCCCAGTGGGGTCAAGGGGAAACAGTTGCGTGAGTGAATTTTTCATTCTAAGTGACGATATTGATAGTGACCTATGAGATAGTCGGCATTAGATTAGTTTAATGCCGACTATTTTTGTGGAGGAAAGAGAATGAGTAATGAACGTAAGATGACCTTTACAGTTGACATTCAGGGTCAAATTAAAGATTTACAAAGTCAAGTAGAAAAAGGTAAAAAGTTACTTGACAGTTTGACCATGCCTGATTTACTGAAACAGTCAACGAACAAAGATTTTGCCAAAATAGAAGAAAGATTTAAAAAAGTTTTGGATTATGTGGCAAATAATCAGCTTGATTTTGTTGATGAAAAGAAGGCTCGATCCGAATTAAATGCTATCTCAAAAGAATATACAAGAGTCATTGAGAAAGCTAAAAACAATGCAAAAAATATTAAGTTTACTGATGATAAAAATGGACAAGCTTTAGCAAATGCTATTGATCAATATAATAAGAAAATAAAAGAGTCTAATAAAGACCTTAAGGAACAAAAACAAGTTCTTGCTGATTTACGTAAAGATCTTCAAGCCACAAGAGATCAAATGAAGTCAGAGACTGAGCCATTTAAAAATAATTTAAAAGATGCTAGGACGGAAGCTGAAAAATATAGAACCGAAATTGCAAAATTAAATGCTGAAGAAAAGGCAAAAAGGGCATCAAAAATAGGTATTCGTACCCCAAATGAAATTGAAGCAGATATAGCAAAATCTCATATTCCTAAGGACAGACAAAAAGCCCAAGAGGCTCAGGTCGCGGCTTTGGCAAAGGTTGAAAAAGCACAAGAAGCCTTAACAAAAAAAGAAAAAGAATTCACTGGCGCAATCGAAGACGCTAATAAAAAAATTAGTGAGCAACAAGAAGCAATTAATAAGACAACTAAAGATCTTCAAAGTAGCGCGCTAAATAGTGTTATTCTTGATCTTAAAGAGCTACAAGAAAAGGGTGGCTTAAGTCCTGAAATCAATCTTGACAATATTGACACTTTTGATAAGTTACAACAACTGTTTGACAAAATAGATGGAAAAAATCTTGAAAATGTAAACAAAGTCCTTGGAGAAGTTGAGGAGACTAGCAAACAAACATCTAAGGGAATTGAACAAGTTGATAAAACTATTGATAAAACATCTGAAGACACAAAAAAATTCGCAGACACTCTCGATAGTTTTAAACAAAAAGCCGCGTATTTTTTTGGTATTGAAAACGCTATTAACTTATTGAAGCGCGCAGTTCGCTCTGCTTTCAATACTGTAAAAGAGCTTGATGAAGTAATGACTGAAACCGCAGTAGTTACCAACTTTGATGTTGGTGATATGTGGGATCAGTTACCACAATACACTCAGCGTGCAAACGAATTGGGTGTATCTATTCATGACGCCTATAAAGCCGCAACTCTTTACTACCAGCAAGGTTTAAAGACTAACGAAGTAATGGCCGTTTCTAATGAAACATTGAAAATGGCTCGTATTGCTAACCTTGATGCTGCGGATGCCACAAGCCGTATGACAAACGCCCTTCGTGGTTTCAATATGGAAATTAACGAAACAAGCGCGCAGAGAGTAAATGACGTTTATTCAGAACTTGCTGCTATTACAGCTTCTGATACAAAAGAAATCTCAACCGCTATGACCAAGGTTGCTTCTCTTGCTCATAACGCCAACATGGAGTTCGAGACAACTTCTGCATTTTTGGCGCAGATGATTGAGACCACTCGTGAGTCCGCAGAAACTGCTGGTACTGCGTTGAAAACAGTTATTGCTCGTTTCTCTGAAGTTAAAAAGCTTTATAGTCAAGGCGATTTAATGGGAACCGACGAAGAGGGCGAAGAAATTGATGTAAATAAGGTCTCACAGGCTCTAAGAAGTGCCGGCATCAATATGAATGAATATTTGAGTGGCGCGAAGGGTCTTGACGATGTTTTCCTTGAACTTGCTAGTAAATGGGATAGCTTGGATATGATCCAGCAACGTTATATTGCTACCATGGCTGCTGGTTCTCGTCAACAGTCTCGTTTTATCGCTATGATGTCTGACTATAAGCGTACTACTGAACTGGTAGCCGCTGCGAACAATAGTGCGGGCGCATCTCAGAGACAGTTTAATAAGACTCTTGAGTCTTTCCAGAGTAAACTGGCTAAATTAAAGAATAGCTGGGATACTTTCTTGATGGGTATTGCTGATAATGAGGTTATAAAGGGATTTATTGATTTATTAACCACATTAATAGACAACATTAATAAATTAACAAAAGGATTAGATGGAATTCCAGGTTCTTTGGCGAGAATTGGTATTGCTGCCGCTTCCTTGAAGGTGGGTAAGGAAATTTCTACATCGGTTATTAGTTCTCTCTTGAAGATGAAAAAAGATGCCGATAAGATAGCCGAAGGTACAGGAGAAGGCTTTATCCAAAGACTAATTAAGCCTTTTACTTCAATTAAGTCTATAATTAAAACAAATCTGGGTACCAATACAAAACCATTAGAAAGTCTTATTGTTGCCAATAAAATCGGCGGTCTTTCAAGCTTACGAAGTAATGCTGTAGATAAATTACAAGGCTCTTTTCTAAATGATAAAAAGCTTAGTACTCTTCAACAGTCTGTTGCTGCGCAGCAATTATTAAACGGACAAATTGATGAAAATACAATATTACAAGCAGCCAACTCTAAACAATTAAGAGAAAGCATAAAAGTAACTGATGCACAATCGCTTGCTGTAAAGATGGGAGCGACAAATATGGGATATTTTGTTGGTGTAATGGGCTTGGCTACAGTTGCTTTAGGCTTATTGGTTGCAGTATTCAAAAGACTCAACGACGATCTTGGTATTTTTAAGACTGCTGGACAGATGGCCGCGGAAAGACTTGAAGAGTTAGAGGAAACCTCTAATAATGCTTCTCAAGCCGCACAGGAAGCTTCAGAATCTTATAATACTTTAAAGAGTTCCTTAGAATCTCTTAATGAAAAATATGAAGGCATTGAGAAAATGACTCGTGGTACTCAGGAATGGCGCGATGCCGTTCTTGAAGTTAATAATGAGGTTCTTAGCCTTTCTGAAAAATATAAGGATTTGGAACTTACGAGTGAAAACGGTGTCCTCAAGGTTGCTAATGCAGAAGACGTAAAAAAGAATCAGTATCGATATTCTGTAAATGCACAAGCTGCAAACCTTGCAACTCAAATGCAAGTCGCACATGCGAGAACAGAAGCACATAAGGCAAAATTTGGAGACGTTTTGGCTCAGATTCCTTATGCTAATTATAGAGATGCAATGAGTCCTGTCTCTGCATCGATTGCAGGTTACTTTGATAGAGATGCCACTTCTTTAAATGAACAAGCTATAGAATTGTTAAAGGAAAGAAATGAGCTTGAAAAAGAAGAATTAAAAATTACCGAACAAAGAATGGCTTCTACTGCTTCATTGGCAATTTCTAATGCAGACCTTAGAAAAGATACCGAATCCCAAACTTCTAATTATTTAAATGCAAATAGAATGGAATCATACTATAACGCGGCCTTCAATGCCATTGCAGAAGAAGGAATGAAGGTTTCGGACGTAAAAGAAGAAATTGCTAAAGAGTCTGGTTTCTTGAATTATGCTGGATATGTAAAAGAGTTTGGCGAAATTGCGGATGAAGCCGCACAAGGTATGCTGGCAAACATTCGAGCCACTAAAAAAGCAACAACCGCGGCAGAAAAGTTTTCAAATAAGCTCGGCGGTATGCCTAAAGAAATACAAAAAATGTATTCTCGTTCTGATCTTGCCGGATTATCTGCCGCAGATATGCAAAGACTTCTTGGGCAAGAAGAATATGAAAAGTATAAAGAAGCTGATAAAGAAGAACAAAATAGAATAGTTCGTTTGGCTGCTCAAAAAGAGGCCGAAAAACAATGGGACAAGATGACAGAGCCCGAGCGGGATGCTTATGGTTCCATAGAGGCTTATCTTTCTGACTATGGTACTGATTGGGTAAAATCTTTTGAAAATTCTACGCTAGGTCTTGAGCAAGCCATTACAAAAATGGCTCAGACAACAACTGCAAATTCGGATTTCCAAAAAGATTTTAATGAAAATGTACTTGGTAAACTTAGTGGCGGTGCCGCAAATGCTTTGGCGGATAATTTTAGTAAAGTCTTTGTTACCGCTGGTGGCGCGGGAATTAGACAGATACAAGAACAAATATCTAGTATAACAGAAGGCTGGTCAGATGATAGAGCAGAGACTTTTATTAAGGCTTTAAATTCTATTGATTGGGAAGATATTGATTCTGTAAAATCTTTGGATGGCTTATTGAAAGAGTATGGAATACTTGATGTCAATACAAAAGAATTAACAGAAGATATTATACAATTCTCTCATGCAATCAAAAAAGTAGATTTTGAAAAAACGACCGAGCAACTTGGTAAAATATTTTCATTAATTGCAAACTTCCAGGGCGGTAATCTAAAAGAGACTGAATGGACAGCTGACCAAATGCAGTTGGCACTTGATGCCGGTGCAGAGCTTGATGATTTTATTTATGATCCATTAACTGATACTTACACTCTTGTTGATAAAGACTTAAGTGAAATCATAAAACTTTTAAATGATAAGGCGACTCTTGACAAAGAAACATTAGAAGAAAGTGTAGCCACGGGAATGGCCGCAAATGTAACTAAGGAGCAATATAATAAGCAAACTAGAGAGGGTCAATTAGGATTCTTCTCTGCGATGAAACAACAGGGTAAAGTTAATTCAGATTATGTATCATATTTGCAAGGTCTTAGTGATGAAGAGATAGCACAACATTATAATGACTATCTTGAAAAATATGTTTCATCACTCAATGAAAATACTGAAGCACTTAAAAAGTTAAATGATTCTAAATTAATGAATATGGATCCTTTAGAGCTCGCAGAGATGAATACTGAGGAGTCTAGGGACGCACTTATTGGACAAGCTAAAAGATATGGTGCTGACGAAGATTTAATTAATAGGAATCAGGGTAACCAATCTGATATGGCAATCATTAATGGTATCTTTAGAGAGGCTCAATCTCGTGAATATGATACAGATGAACTTAATGATTATATTAAAAACTTAAAGCTTGCACATAAAGAACTTTCAGATACAACTGCTGCGCAGGTTGCTTTAACAAACACAAAGTTCGTTAGTGGTTTAAAGAAAATTGTAAACGGCTATGAAGATTGGACAAAGCTTTTAAAGGAAGATGGTACTTTATTAACTAACCTTGATGCAGATTCTGCAAAATTTATTAAAGAATTTAAAAACGCCACCGAAGAGATGCTTAATACTGAGTTAAGTGATGATTTCTGGTATGGCGAAGATGCAGCAAAAAATATTGATCTTATTAAACAGGCT